GTGCCTTCCCATTTATATCCTGCCATCCAAAGAACAAATCAAAACTTTGGAGCAGCCTTTGGGCCTTGCTGGACACTTCCAGTGCTAGCTTGAGGTTGGGATTGATCATAAAAGAATAAAGCAGTGTTGCGTCAGTGCACATGTCAAGCCATAACTTAATGAACTTGACAACACCGCTTACCCCATTCTTGATCATGAAGGGGTTCGCTCCGTTCGAATAAAAGGCACTGACCATATCGAACGGACTTCCGACAAGGCTGGCAATGTCGCCAGTCTCGAGCAGAAACTCGAGGACATTCGTCTTCAGCAAACCAAATCCCGTATCGTACGCGTCTCCCTGAGCGAGAAACGGCACGGCGAGCAGGTCATTTGCTATACCAGTTGCTTCTTGACGGAAACGTACAAAGGAGGTGGATCCAGTGTCTACCTTACGGTAGCCATTTTCACCAGAAATTCCTGAGTAGGATTCCCAATCATACATAGGCTCGGTTGAACAAGCCCATGACCAAACCCCGCCATATGTATTGGCGTAAGGCCAATACTCAGGCGTGGGCCCGTAGAAGACTGGAGACAAATACCAAGAGGGTGGATCACCGTAGGCCCGTGCATACTGCTTGACGCAGTGCACAGACTTGTACAGCCGCGGATAGAGGTTATCACATAGACGGTAAACCATTGCCGGGGAGGTAGGAACTACCTCCCAAACGATAGCCATCGCCACATCAATTTCCTTATACCACAGCCATTCGGTAATCCCGTCCCCAGGGGAGCCATAGGCTCCCTCAATTATGCGATATTTGATCCAGCATAACCCACCATCTCTTAACCCGTACCGAAGATTCCGTACGAGTATTGAGACATTAGGATTTACTATCACATCGCATTCATGGTTCTCGACAGCAGCTACTAAGCCATCGAGATCAGGGACGTCGTACACCGGAGTGGCACCACCAATCAACGGCGTACCAGAGAGACTATAAGACTTATGGTCACTGGTTATGGTAACATGAGTAGGGAAGGGTTTGGCAGGGATGCCAGAACCGGTACCATTCACATTATCCAACGCGCCTACATGAACACGACCCACGAGGTTATAGTGGGCGGTGCTATGCTCATTGCTGTCGACCAGGGCGGTCGACCCACTAAGGAAGTGGGAAATTTCAGCAAGAGTATGTAGTTTGCCAAGTTTGGATGGCATATCCACAAGCCCTGTCGGCATACCAAGTATGGGGAGCGTACGCGGATGCGTATTCTCATCAGCAAACCCACCAAGCTCCAAGAAGGAGACGGCGGGCGATCTGAATTCCACTAATTGGAGTGTCGACAGTATTGGATCAACGTAGACCACATCGCTCGTGTTGGAAACGGAGAGATAATCTCCCCCGGTTCTGTCATAAGCGTATGGAGCGTAGTACCAAGAGG